GCGCCACCGCCTCCGAATCCTAAAACTTTATATCCAAAAGACATATATTAATTCTCCTATGCGTCGTTTGCAGCGTCAGTAGTATAAAATAATTTTATTCCTAATAATCTTACATCCCCTGTAAAGGTGTCACTACCATCTGACGCGTTTCTAAAAACTTGAAAATATGTATATGTATCAGCTGCTGCTGATGCGACTGTTACTGCTGTACTCACTGGACTAACTAATACATCTTCAACGGCACCGCCGCCTGCATCTGTAACATATATAGCCGTTCCAAAAACAACATCAGAAGTTGCATCATTCGCAACACTTACACCTTGAAGACCAATAAGAGCGTTTCCTGTGTCTGTATTACTTGGAGCCCAAAAAGCTTGGAAAGTTAGTGTACCTTCATTCCATGATTTTGGCATTGCGATAGAAAATTGTGCAAATTCATTTGTACTTGCATCATAATCTAAAACCTTTAGTTCAGGTCGAAGAGCTGTAGTTTCAACGGATGCTGCCTCAGCTGGATTAGTTGTAGTAACATACATTCCATTTGCTGGAACAAAAATAGTTTCTGTGCCTGCAATTTTAACTGCAGCGGTACCACTTTTAAGAACACCTGCTCCTTTCGGATTTAGGTTTAAATCAACAGCTGCATCATCGCCTGTTGTAGAAATAATTGGGCCATTGCCCGTAGCTGAATTTGCTATTGTTAATTCATTAACTGCTGAACCTGTTGCTGTTAAAAGCGCAAGTTCATTTCCACCTGTGTCTAGAATAGAAGTTCCAATTTTTGGTGAAGTTAAAGTTTTATTAGTAAGTGTATCTGTTGAAGAAGCTGTAATGAAACCTGTATCAATTATGTCGGGATTAGTGGCATCATTCGCAGTTGCATAAACAATTACTGTAGCTCCATTAGCAATTGCTACACTGCCGCCACTACCGGAAACATATTTAAATGTTACGACTTGTGAACCTGTAGTTGCATTTTTGATTATATAAAAAGTTTGAACGTCAAGGGGAATAGTTACATTTCTACCTGATGTAAGAGATCCAGTTAATTCTATAACCCTGTGCGCAAGAGTTGCACCTGTTGATCCATCAGAAACCGATAGGGTTGTATCAGCTCCATCAGTTACTGCTTGTGTGGTATAACCACCAGAAATTTGTTCGATAATATCCCAATTTGTATTTGTTAGTGTTCCCCATGTACCGGCTTTTTCGCCAGTGGTCATTAGCTGAACGCCGAGTGCTGTGTAATTTGATGCCATAGTTTTCTCCTACGCTGAATGTTCTACGTATGTATAGGAAGTATTTCCAGTTATGTCAACATCTTTATAATGTAGTGGAGAGACTCCCCCGGAACCTAAAGTACCACTCATTTCAATTCCTGAAATTCCAACTTGCATATCCGTTATTGTGAGACTCCCTAATGAACCTGTAATAGCCAATCCACTTAATCCAACTATCATATCGTCAAGAGTAATTGAACCAACAGAACCCGTAGCTTGTATACCGGTAAGATCAACTAGTTGAGTATCATCAATAACCAGACCAGCGGCATTTAAGCTCATAGTAGAACTTAAGCCAGTTAAAGGATAAGTCATTTCGTGACCAAGAGAGCCAACACTTCCTGTCGCTAATAAACTTCCTACTCCCTGACTATGATCTGCTCCATTATTAATATTTGGAACTCCCAGTCCTGCCGACATCTGTAGAGATGTGGTAAGATCAAAAATCATATCTAGTCTACTAATTGTAGGTGTGCCTAGACTTGCTGTTACTTCTATACCTGTAAGAGCTGCAATAGATAATTGAGTTGTTTGAAGTGATAAATCTCCACCCCACGAAACCTGTTCTTCCCAAGGAGCTATGCCCCAGCCACCAGGACCCAGCGCCGCAGTCATTTCTAATCCAGTTGTTAGTACAACCGTGGTAGTATTTTCGCCCCAGTTACCAATTCCCCATTCATCTCTGCCCCAACCTTCTTCAGATTGAGCATAAGGTAGGGTTCCTAAAGAAGCTGTAATTGAATATCCAGTAAGAGCAACAACGGGATCATAACTCTCTCCCCATACTTCATCGCCATAACCTGCTCTTCCCCATCCTTGTTCAGAATAAGCTGCAGGCTCACCAACGCTACCCGTCATGGATAGGCCAGTTAAAGTTAAAGTGAAATTATTTTGCTCGCCCCAGTTACCCTGTCCCCAGGTTGTTTCGGATTCGCCCCAAGAGTTAGCCATAAGGATTTACCTCCCTACGACGTAATTCTTATTATTGCTGAGCTAGAGTCGTTGGTTGGAAATTGAATTGTAAAAGTTCCAGAAGAAACTGTTTTGTCTCCGCCGAAATCAATGGAGCAAACAGCAGCGTTTGCTGTTAGTCCACTAATTGTAGATGAATTATAAATTAAACATCCTCTTGCTGTGAAAGAAGCTGATGTCCATGATGTGTCTGAAAAATCTGTGTAAGAAGTAACGGTGCTTTTAGCTACGCCAGTATTAGTTAAAGCGTTTCCGCCGGATGCGTATCCTGAACTTGTTGTTGTAACTTCGTATGTATTCGTAGGATCAGCGGTCGGAGTAGATGCAACAACCCATTGAGTTGTAGTGGTTGCTAAATTAGCTGAACCGCTAGAGTATAAAGCTATCTTAAATGCACTTCCTGCTGGAGTGTCTCCGGAAGCATTAAAGCTATGATAGCCTCCCAATAATTCTTCTTTAAAGGTATCTTGTAATACTGATGCAATTGCCATAAAAATCTCCTAGTTTACGGTGACGGAGAGTTGACTGGTATTCTAACGGTGCCGTCAGTATAGTCATCTCGTCTTCGTCTCCCAATTTGGACTCCTCCAAATTTCTGTACTTCTTGTTTATATTTATTTTCGTATAATGTCAACATATCCATAGGACCTTTTAAAAATCCATAAGCTTCTACTAATGTAGCATATAATAGCCCCTGTGGAAAGTACTGACTGAGATAAGTTCCAGATGTTTTAGTCACTAAACTCTTAGGTACCATATCATAATACACTCTATGCATATAATTAGCATCTGGTGTAGGAGCCAGATAGAGACCTCCTGAAGTAGTTGATGAAGTGCCAGTAGCACCTCCAAACATCGCATAATATTTAGGAAATCCTGTTACATCTTGGCCTGTTTGGCCTCCTGAAGAACCCGTGGATCTATTGACATATTCACTTAAATAAGTTTGATCTTTTTTCTGTAACCATTCTCCCGCACCTGTAGTAACTGATGTACTATTAAAAACTTCTACCCCACGCACAAATACTGTTCCAGTATTTCCTTTGGTTCCTAATCCAGGAACATTAATAGTATTATCATCGATCGCTAGATTTCCTTCACTAACAAATCTATTATTATCACTAGGGACATCATAAAAAATTCTAAATTCTGCATGTTCTATAAATCTGCTTAGAATAGCACCAGTTAATACATTTGAATCTACTTCAGTATAACTTCTAATGTCAGCTTCTAATTGTGAGAGTGTATATCCGGCCATTATTTAATAACCTCCTGACAACTTGGACAACCTTTTTTAAATCTGTTGTGTGTATTACAATGTAGGGGTTTTGGTTTAAGGGTTAGTATAGGTAAGTCAGTTGAAGTATGTTTCACTTCTTTAATCCTAGAATATCCTAGACTCCTAAAATATTTCTTCCATAATTTTTTTAAATATTTAATCATTACGGTCTATCGTTTACGGGTCCTCCGAAAACGAAAAATCCTCCCCCTGTTTCTATACTAGTCGCAGCAGTGATTAAAGTAAAACTAAATTTGTTACTAAAAGTCACCGTGGTTCCAGCATCATCTACACGTGTTTCATCGATTTTAGTTATACTATAAGATCCATAAATTTTTTCTCCGGAAGTATGGGCTACTGCTGTTGTTAAAACCGGAGTATTTCCCTGGGAAGGGGCTGCAGTTCCTCGAGTCAGTCCGGAAAGAGTATTGGTCCCTGTATTATTCGCAGTATACTGAATAGTTTCACTCGTAATTCTTCCATACTCAAGAGAACTAGTATCAGTATTAGTTGATTCAATAACAATATATCCCGTTGTAGGAAATTGAGCAGAACTTGTTAAAACTAAACTGGTTGCTGCTGCCGTAATGTCTCCGTTTAAAGTTGTGTTTAATTCAAAAGTAGATACTGCGACTCCCCCAACCGGATCTTTAACTTGATAAAATCTTACCGCATCTCCTGTAGATCGTCCATGATTCGTTTGTGTTACTGTCACCGTAGTTCCAACTTCTGTTAAAAAAGGATCATCATTTAAAGGAGCAGGAGTAGGTAAAGCCACTCTTGCAGGTCTTGCTCTTTGTAAAGCTTGAGGATCCGCACTTGTAGGTTTAGGTTGTAATTGAGGTTGTTTAGGTTCAAATTCTGAAAAATGGACCCACGCCCCATTCCATTCCCTTACCATTTCAAGATAAGGAAAAGTTAATCCAGATCTATCTGAAATAGCAAGTGAATTTTTACCTGAAGCAAAAGTAGTCATAATTAAGCATTAGGATAGTAAACCTTAGGTGCGATAAAAGTGCTTGTAATATCACCATCCTCTTTTACGGCTCTAGCCAGTTCATCCTCATAATAAAGTTTCATTTCTTGTGATCTTTGTGGAGCATTTTTTTGAGATAAATAAAATGCTAGTCCTGCTGTCATGCAAGGTGCAAATCTATAAGGTACATTAACTGCATTAGTATAAGCACCACCATCCTGAATTCTTCGTGAATAATATATATTTAATTTATTTCCATCTTCTGCTGCACCAGGAGTTAGATATAAAGTTAAAGTTGTTCGATCAATAAATCTTTGAATAAAAAAAGAAGTAGGGGTTCCTTTTGCAGCTTTATTAGAATAACCTTGATACTGGGATCGACTTACTTCAGTCATAGGGGAATCAATACTCGTAGAAGTAATTCTATAATTACATTCTAAAATATTATCCATTCCGGTGCCATGTTGAGTAACTGCAGCAGAAATTAAATGAGTAGCAGCCGTAGTACTATTAGATCCACGAACACCTCCAGTAAGATTCGCCGCACCTGTTGCCGCAGATTTTCCTGTATATCTAATCGTTTCAGATCCTACCGTAATAGTTCCTCCACCTTGGTCAGCGCCAGGCATATCTTTGACTTCGGTTAATGGAATATCCGTAACAGCTGCATTAATTCCTGCAGATAAAGTAGTTGTTAGACCGTTAGAAGCTCCGTCTTGGGGAGACCTATAAGTAGTATAGACATTCGTTCCATCTACTAAAGTAAAGCCTTGATTAGCTACTTCCCAATAATGAAGTCCTCTATTACTCCATTCAGAGAATAAAAGATTTAAAGATCGTTTAGCGGTTTTTAATTGATAACCAGAAACGTTTTGAAGTCCAATACGTTCGTAAGATTCTTCTACAATTTCATCAATTGGAAGAGTTTTATCGAAAGTGTATGATTGAGAAGTAGTGTTAGCCATTATAAAGCTGCCCCCGAATGTTTATCTGTGTAAAGTGTGTATCCTGTTATATTGTCTGAATTTGAAACATATATTCCATTAGGAAATATTATTCCTCCTCCAAAACTTAAATCATATATTTTAGCATCTGGAATATCTATATCGCATAGAGTCGTTCCAACTTTGTCACATAAGGTAAATCTTCCTGCACCCGTTCCATCTGAAGAAACTGATATTCCTCTTAATCTAGTAGGCATATCTACTTCACTTAAAGCGTAAGGAAGTTGTTGAATAGCGTCTCCTGAAGTTGCTAGTGCTGCTGTTGTTCCGTTCACTCCTCTAGTAACTCCTGTTAGTCCAACTAAAGCTGCTGTTGTTGTGGGTAGATAAGTTGTAGCTGTAGTACTCTCTTCTAATTGTGCACCCCACCAAAAAGCACCATCTGTCCCATTACCTGATTCAGTTAAACCAGATGTTGGCGGATTGCTTTCTACACTTGTAACATACGCACCCGAATTTCCACTTGCTATGGCTCCAGTATTTGTCATTGTACATCTATACCAACCCTCTCCAACATCGGTTATAGTAGATGTAGAAAATGCACTACCTCCTGTTGTCCCTAATACCCCTGTTGATATATTAAAATTTGCTGAACAAGTCGAAGAGTTTACCATAAATAATTTTATCCAATCATACCCTGATGTTTTTGCATAAATTGATAAAGTTGTAGCCCCACTTGTTGTAGGGGATTGATATAAGAAATGTGTTGTTGAAGCTGTGGTAGGGACAATTTTATCAGCTGTAGTAGTACCATCTGGTGCAGTTGTCGAATCTGCAGTAATAGTCATAGCAGTATTAGTCCAAGATGTTTGAAAAGTTTGTGAATAAAGCAATTCATTTTCACTTATATCCGTAAAACTCACAACCTCATTCGTTGTTTCAATTTCTGCAACGATTGCCGTTGAAAAATTAGTTGTACTTGCAATAGGAATGTAATCTTGTGCGGCAGTAATATTTTCTGAAAGCGTGCTGTCAACACTCATCAAAGTAGACCTAGTTGCTTGGGTATCTAAATTAAATCCCATGATAGCTCCTACGTCAATCCTGCGCCAGAATATTTATCCGAGAATAATGTAAATCCCGTAAGGTTGGTAAATGTTTTACAAAAAACTCCTGCAGGAAAAAGAACGCCTCCATCAAAAGCTAGTGTATAAATTTCTGTAGTGGGTACATCAACATGTAAAATTGTGTCCCCAGAATTTGAAGTAGTTGTTAATTCTAAAATTCCTGCTCCACCACCATTAGATGCAATTGAGATTGAATAAACTCTAACCGGTGGGGTTATAACAGCACTGGCACTTGCTGCAGTTGCTCTAGTAGCTTGTATATTTAATTGACCCATAATCCGATTCTCCTAAGCATGAGCTCCCGAAGGAGCTCACATTATTTTATTATCTTTGTTGAACCGTTTGAACGTAATCAACAAAAAGATCGTTAGCTGTAGTTCCTTTACTTTCAGTAAGTACCTTCAATTCCATAAGAAGATCATCAGGAATAGTTGTTGCTAATTGTACTCCCGAAACTGTACCATTTATGTAAAGTGTAAACTGATCGGCAGTAACCGTAGAGTCGCTTCCTGCAGGTTGGAATAAGAATCCCAATCTAACATTGTTATTAGGCATTCCATAAACAGTTGCGGATTGTGTTGCTATAGTTGAATCCAATTGTGCAAATGTACTTCCTGCTTCTAACATAGTGAAAGAAGTTCCTGCTCCATTTTTTCTAGATACAAATTGAATTGTAGTTGTATCTTCTAAATGAGAGAATCCAATACCATCATCTGGTACTGCTACAGGATCAGTATAAGCATTAGCTCCAAAACCAACAAAAGTGTTGTATTCGGTAACATCAGTAACTGCGACTGAAGTTTCGAAGTACCATTTCTTGTTAGTATTAATCTGGAAACATGCCTCTGATTGTATCCCATTAACCTCTGCACCTGCTGGCACAGCATCTCCGATTCTTAACCATCCTTGCGGATATTGAGCATTTAAGTAAGCGGAACCGGTTTTAGTTATAGTCCATGGTGACAAAGTTGTTTCTGAGAACAATACAAAGTCATCTTGGAATGCCCATTCTTGGGGTGCAGTTCCACCAGTTATAAGGGGTTGTTTGATACCACTAAATAAAGAAGTACCTCCTGATTTACCTATAACGTTTGTTACGCCATTTGAAAAGTGTGTTGTCATATAATCAGCGCCTCCTAGCGCCAGTCAATTTTCCTAAGCAAAAAATGACCAATTTATGTTTTAATTAATCTTAGTATTTTTTATATATATGAAATTTGAATAGAGTGCAAGAGATCCCTGCATAAAAGTACGATTTCAGCGATGTAGCGTTTATTTAAGTTGCCACAGAAACTTCAGGGGCAGAATTTTGAACTGCGTTTTCAACATCGGCAATTCTACGTTCTTCCAGCTTGATCTCAGTAATAATACCTTTAATTG